AAACAAGAGGCTATCGAGGCAAAGAAGAACGCAATTACCTGGGAAACATATTGTGAGCGAACAGGTAGAGACAAGACAGTAAATCCTCTTGGCGGTCTTCAAGGCAAGGCAAAGAATGAGTCAAAACGAGCAGACAATGGCGAACGTAAATGAACAAGCCGACGAGTGGCTTAGAGACCACCCGAAGGCGACACCGAGGGAGATTTGGCTGGCAGGGTACTGGCAATCAACATCGAACTGGTGCAGTAGAAAACGATAACTAATAATTTTTGGAATTATGGCACAGAAAGAAGACAAAATCAGTTTCGTAACCAACGCAACCACCAAGGAGGCGTTCGTTTACTCAATCCTCTACACAGGGGTGTTCTTCCGCAACGTCGGCAGGGCTATCAACAAGGCGGTTTACAAGCTGCCTTGGGTATTCATCATCGCAACAATCGCAATAGCAACAATCGTTAGCTTCGTCTTCATCAGCAAGGCAAGAGCGGAACGAGATAGCTACAATCACAAGCTGGTCCACGTAAGCCAGCAACTTGACAGTTACAAGGCGGTCGTTGATGGAAAGGAGGTGCAGTAATTATGAAGAAATATAAGCATATTATAGTAATGACCCTACTGATAGCCTCCGCAGCGTTGGCAGGGCTAGCGATGGTGTTCTTCGCAATCGAACACGTCTGGTTGATGGTATTGATGATTTTCTGCCTCGTCTGTGCGTTGGCGGTCGAAAACAAGATGTAAGCCTATGAAGACGAATTGGAATCCAAACACATCGAGACCAGTGCTTGCTAATGTTCCGTTGGCAATACCCGACCAAAGGACAATAGATAGGGTTACTTCCATCTACTATATAATGATAGGTTCTCTTGCCGAGATAACACAGACCGCCGTTAAGGACTTACTCGATATGTTGTCGCAGCGAAAGGACTTGTTTAGACATAAGCTAAAGTACTATATCAAGGAAGCTTATTCTCGTTCTGAGACACTAATGGCTACGTTCAAGAAGTACACAACGGAAACATCGCAATATCAGTTATGGCTCGATATTACAGACTGTATAGAGGAGGACTTGAAGCTAGATGTTCAGAGATTGTTCTATACAACGGACAATATCTTGCTAAAACACAATGTCAGTGAGCATAAGTTGCAATCACAGACGCTTGTCGCTCACAACTTGGCTATTATGCTCCATGATATGAGCCTAAGATACGACAAAGTAATGAAAGATATTGGATTTTGCGCTCCTGGAGTAAAGCCTAGCCAAGTGTTCCTGCGGCCAATGTACGGAATCTACACAGCTATGCGTGAGGTTGCGGAAATCGTCATCAAGGATAAGGACGCCGAATATTTCAAGGAGAACGGCCAGATTTACAGGGCTCTCGAAATACTCGCACTAAAAGTTTGCGACATCGACCGTATAGATAATATGGCTAACGAGGGCTTGAAACTGAACGGCGTTGACTTTGATAGAGAAGATAATCAAGACAACTCCTTTACGGAATGGAACGCCGTCCAGATAAATGTTCTAAAGAGAATCTACAACAAGCAGACCGATGAAGAGATAGCCAACATTCTTGGGCGTTCGGTAGGCTCTATCAAGGCAAAGGCTAGACAACTTAAACTTAAAAGAGGATAATATGAGTGGAGGCGCATTTGAATATGCTCAGTATCGTATTGCTGACATATACACGGAGATTGAGGATGAGATTTATGGACATCCTTTAGAAGATGAATATGAAACCAGTAGATACCTCGAAGACCATTGGCTTGAAGACAAAGAAAAGGAGTATATCAAGAAACATCATCATACAATGCCGAATGCTTCTGGTTACTCCAAGGAGACAATCAGAGAGTTCAAGAAAGGAATCGCCTTATTAAAGAAAGCGGAGGTCTATGCGCAACGTATCGACTGGCTTCTTAGCGGCGATGATGGGGAGGACAATTTCCATGAACGCTTAAGAAACGACCTGGAAGAGTTGAAACATAAAAAGAATTAGTTTATGAAGGAAATACCAGTTGGCTCTCGCCTCACGTTAGAGGTTGTAGAGTCGCCAATCAATGGCTGCGACGGCTGCTTCTTTGACGAGATTGCAAGAGATTTGTATGACGATTTCTGCAAGCAGTTCAAGTGTAGCAGAGCCGAGCGAAAGGACAAGAAAAGTGTAATTTATAAAGTAGTGGAGAAGTAATTATGGAAAAAGAAATTAACATAGCAGAGATACTTAGAGACAAGCCAAAAGGCACAAAGCTGTATTCACCTATCTTTGGCAAATGTAAATTATCAAAGGCAGAGTCTGATACGTGCATTAGAGTTCACACAGACAATAACCATTACTATTTTAATAAGTATGGGCATTATACGACAAATGCAATGAACTCTATTTATGGAGAATGTTGTTTATTCCCATCCAAGGAAATGCATGATTGGAGCAAGTTTGCCTGGAAGAAGGGTGATGTGCTGGTAAGCAATGATGGGGGTACAGAGGTTATTTTTGACCATTGGTATGATGATTACACTAACTTCTATGGCAAGCACTATCTATGTAGCGAGGATGAGAATGATATTAAGTATTATGAAGACTTCCTTTGCTCTACTGATAGGTACTCCATTGAAGCCGAGGATGCTGCTCAGTGTTACATCAACACCATCGAGGAAAGACTTGGTGGTAAACTTGATATGGAAACCTTGGAGGTAGAACTTATCAAGCCAAAGTGGACACTAAAGCCATTTGACTATGTGCTATCAAATGATAATGATGATAATGAATGGACTTTATGTCAGTTCTCACATATTGACAAGAAAGGTAATACTGTGTTTGTAGGTGGTAGCTATGCTGATAAAGGCAAAATTGTTCTTCCTTACAAAGGCAATGAGCACTTGTTGGGTACAAATAAAACATTGAAGGATTGATTATATGATGATACTTAAAAGGTTTGTATATTTAATAGTACTTATAGTAGGTGTTGTGATCTGCATAATACTTTTTCCTGTTTCTATGATTGCAATTCCATTCTTGTGGGTAATAACAGGACAAGAATTTTCGTTATTTTCCCAAATAGATAAATTAAGTGATTGGATAGACGATTTAGCTGATTATTTAGGAATTGAATAAATATGTATTATGATAGACGAAAAGAAGATAGAAGAAACTGCAAAAGAATACAGCAAAGTAACTGATTGCAATAAAACAGAAGCAATGCTTGTTGAGGAAGGCTTTAAAGAAGGTGCTCACTGGGCAATCGAGCAGTTTTTGAAAGACCTGTGGCATCCTGCCAGTGAGGAGCCAAAGAAAGGTAAACTTTGCCTATTGGAAGTTATCTATTCTCTACCTCTTAGTATGACAGACGAAATAGATTACATAACGTCAAAATCTAAAAAGTATGGATGGGAAGAATATAATTTCAAACGTAATGACAGAGAGATTACTCGTTGGCTTTATGTCGATGATTTACTTCCTAAGTAGAAAGGAGGCAAAGGATGCAAGAACTAGTATTTGACGTTATGCTCAAAGGCAGGTTTATATGTACATTGAGATACAAGTACTGTCCTTTATTTCCTGTCAAGGACACAGAGCTTATAGCTTTCGTTGAGCAGAAGAGACCAACACTGAAAGGTAAACCATATAATATTTGTTTTTAACATGGAAGAATATAAAGTAGGCGATGAAATCACCTTGGAAGTCGTAGAAGCAAAATACTCAGATGACCGTGCAAGAAAATGTGCTGAATGCTTCTTCTTTGGGCTATATCCAAACACAGGATGCGCAGCACCATCATGTATGCCTGAAGAGCGTTCAGATGGAAAGAATGTAATATACATTGAGAAAGGGAAGTAAGTATGAAACAGAAATACATAGTTGGTGATTTGGTTAGAATATCATTTATCTCAGATGATAAAATCTTTGAAATTATAGAGGGTGGTACTATAAATCCATATATAGCAAAAGATATGGATGGGAAAGAAGCTATAGCGGAAGAACATAGTATAATCCCAATTCCTATTACTCCAGATATTCTTGAAAAGAATGGGTGGAATGGTGACGAAATTATTAACATCTATATTCATAAATCTTTTAATATAGCTGGAGCTTTTGACAGAAAAGGCTTCCATGTTGTTATATCAGATGTTAATGATGACAACAAAAAAGCAAATGTCGGAATATTCAAATATGTGCATGAGCTTCAACACCTTCTCTTTGGATTAGGTCTTAACAGCTATATAGAGGTATATGTATGACGAATATTGAATTAATAAAAGTACTTCTTGATGACGTTAAGAAGTATGGCAGCAATAGGGAGGTGTTATTGAGTGATGTTGAATCTCTCAATACACCCGATATTCCTGTTAGAAATACGGTTAGCAATAAAGATGGATTCTTTATAGAGTTCAAGTATTAACAGCCTTCGGGCTAAATAGTGAGAATATGAAATGGGAAGTAAAATATCGCGATAAGGTACGTGATGAAATTCATTATGTAAATTATCCATATATAGACCATAGAGGGTGTGCTACAGACCCTTGGGGATTGTGGTGCAAAGATTTTGTACCAGAGCACTCTGATGGTTCTTTTTACGACTACTTAGGCGCAGAATTAATGTCGGATTAAATAACCGCCTCTTTGAGGTACAAATAAGTAATAATACTCGTTGGCGGAATTAAATTTTAAAAATATTTATGAGTAAAAAGTTGCACATATCGTTGATTTTAAGTAATTTAGTAGCGTCCAAACTATTAAATATAAATCATCGTATGCACAACTTATATACAAAGTTCGTAAAAATTCTTGAGATATGCAAGGAATTTTCAGAAAATCTTGTCAATGAATGTGGAAACATTCCACGTCGTGGTCAAGTTCCCAAGTTCTCTGACTTGGAAGTGGTTGCATTGTCGCTTGCAGCAGAATCGGAAAGCATAGACAGTGAAAACTGGCTTTTCGAATATAAGCTGCAGGAGTACAAAGACAAAATTCCAAATCTCATCTCACGCAGACAATTCAATGATCGCAGAAAAACTACCGCAGGTTTGTGTGAAGAGATCAGAAAGCGAATATCACATAAGATGGATGGTGGCGAGGAAATCTTCTTCGTGGACTCAAAACCTATTCCTGTATGTCGAGTTGCTCGTGGAAAACGTTGTAAAATGGGGCGATTTGGTGAATATTCCCAAGCTCCAGACTTTGGATTTTGCGCATCGCAGAACACCTATTATTTTGGCTATAAACTCCATGCAGTCTGTGGGGTAAGCGGAGTTATACACTCCTACGACTTATCTAAGGCAAGCGTGCATGACCTGAAATTTTCCAATGACATAAAGAACTCTTATCATAATTGCTATTTTTATGGTGACAAGGGATATATTGGAGCCGACGTACAGCTTGATTTGTTTGAGACTGCACATATTAGACTCGAATGCCCATATCGGCTTAATCAAAAAAATTGGAGACCGACATTTATTCCGCTTGCTAAAGCAAGAAAGAGAATTGAAACATTATTCTCACAACTTACCGACCAATTCTTGGTCATTAGAAACTATGCTAAGATAACGAATGGTCTGTTTGCCAGAATCATTGGCAAAATTAGTGCACTAACCATTCTACAATATGTAAACTTTATCAATAATAAGCCCATTGGCAGAGTTAAGTATGCACTAAATTAATTCCGCCAACAGGTAAAGATTTATCTGAGGAAGAGTATAATGAGATTTTAACCATTATTGCGAAATTAGGTTATAGATTTGACTACTACAATCCGTCCCTCTATGTTCATAACCCAAAACACACAGGGTTAATTGTAAGAAAAAATATAGAGGCTTATGATGCAGGTATTGTTGTATCAGACAGGATTAGAAAACAAATTGTCAGACTTGTAAATGGTGAGCATATAGAAATCAATAAAAAAGCTAAAGAATATTTAAGATTCATTTTACAAAACTATGATAATGACATAAGTATGGAATCCTATTTTATAGATATATGTAAAAAAGTACTTAAAGAGTTGGAGGAAGAGAAATGACAGATTTTCTCAATAACGTTATACATCTCGATGATATTGTGTTGTACCCATCTACAAGCAAGTCTAATCATACTTTTATCAAAGGTAAGGTAATTGGTTTTACTAATACAAAAGTTAAAGTAGAAGTTATTAAGGGGTTAGAAGGTGAAATATCAGAAGGAGATGTGACCTTAAAGGATAGTAGTAAAGTAATAGTAATAGAACAAGCTATAAATAAAGATATAATATATATTGAAGTATCAAACATTACAGAAAAGAGGGGAAGAATAATACTTGACTCTCATAAGGCAAATACTTTTAGAAAATATGTGAGTGCACAGATTGTTGAAAAGCTACTTGAAAAACTGAGAGTGGTTTGTGGAAATGATTCTATGCACTTTATTGATAAACAAATTAAATATATAGAAGAATTATGACACGTGAAGAAGTTAAGGATTTATTGCCTATCTTGCAAGCGTTTGCAGAAGGTAAACAAATACAGAAATTATCGTCTGGTTTCTGGGTTGATATTGATAGTTTTTACTCCAATAATACAGGACCTTACCGCATCAAGCCCTCTCCTAAGTACAGACCTTTTGCCAATGCAGAGGAGTGCTGGAATGAAATGTTGAAGCATCAGCCGTTTGGGTGGGTAAAAGACAAAGATGATGGGCATTATGTGTTTATCAGCTATATTGATACTAGAGACGGCATATGCTTTAGTAGGTCAGGGAATTGGTCTTTTGCTGATGTAGATAAATATTATATCTTTGCCGATGGTTCTGTTTTCGGAATTGAAGAAAGCTAGGGTTGAGAATGAAGCAACACAAGATAGATTCAGAACTGAAAGACAAGATAGTCTCTTGGCTCACTGACATAGCAGACAGGGCAGAACATTTGACTACAGGCAATGTTGCTCACAACAAGGCTTACATCGGTGGTGTTGCTCGTAGGGCTGCTGAGTATGTAACAAAACATAGTGTTGAACTTAAAGGAGAGTGATATGGAAGTATTAAAAGATTTTTCTCAATTATCAAAAGGTTGCGAAATTACATTTGTAAAGAATGGAAATATCAAGCACTATGAGTTTCTCATGGTGCATCCCAATCATGGCAAATATATTTTAGCAATAGAAAGTTGGACGCAAGAGGTTGCAAGAATTTATATTCCTAATCTCTTGAATGGAGATTATTACATTGGTAAATATAGTGAAATTTTCGTGTATGAAGAGCGTATAAAATTTCACCAACGTATGATTAAGTGTCTTGAACAAAGAATAAAGGAACTTAAAGAAAGAGGTTATGAATAAAGATGTCATTATTAGCTTAACTTATGAGCTTAAAAGTTATTTAAACTCAATCGCTTTTTATCAAGAAAAAGCAGCGGAGGTAACTGAAAAAATCAAAAAGTATGAAAATGGAGAGTATGAGACAAATTAAATTCAAGGGAAAGAGCCGAGATACAAAGAATTGGGTCTATGGCTCATTGGTGAAAACTCCTTTCGGTACATTCATTGAGTGGTACGAGGATTCTGTTTGCAACAAGGTAGAGATTGACCCTTCCACCGTCTGCCAGTACACAGGGCTGAAAGACTGCAAAGGTCAAGATATTTGGGAACACGATTTGCTTGAACTTCAAGGTTCGTATGAATATAAATATTCAGAAACTATTTTTGAGGTATTTTGGAATCCCGAGATAGCGAGTTTTGTCTTGGTGTACCTTAAGTCTAAAGGTAATTACCCGAGCAAGACATTAGGAAAGAGTATAAGTTGCTTTCCTCTTGCTGTTATAAGTAACAGATTTGATAAGGAGGAAGGCAAATGACACCAGTAGAATACATCAGACTAAAGGCACAGATTGCCATCTTAAAGGAGATTGCCTTTGATTACTCAGGCAAGACAATAGACAACATTATTCAGCAAATGGAAAGTAGAGTGAAGGAGGTGGAGAAATGAAAAGACTTTTGAAAGCAATGGGAGTGGCAATAACTTTCATTGCAACATTTATAGCTATGATAGCCGTAGCTGCTGTTATAATAGTGGCTATAGTATGGTTGCTAATAATGTGTGGAGTAAATCTATTCCTCTCCCTTGCAATAGCTTTCTTTGTAAGTGTATTTATTTTTATAACTGTAGATTATTACATTAATTGGAAGTAGCTTATGAAGATTAGACTGGCAAAGAAGATTATGAGTGCTAAAAGAAATACTTATTGGAATGGGAAGTTCAATCTGTATTGTATGTGGTCTAGGACTCTCAATGAAAAAGGAATCAGAGACCACCGCATCACCAAGGCGATAAGTTTAACAAGAAAGAGATAACTTATGAGACCGTTTACAGAATATCACGGAAACCTCTATTGGCGTGACGAGAAAGAAGGAGGTCGTATGAAGCAGATATTCATCAACGACCGCAACGGCATTTTCATCAACGCCGCCGAACTTGCAAAAGGCAAGAAGGAGGTGAAGTTGCAATTAGTTATCTCTCACTACAACAAGAACGCATACAACGACGATAATCAGTATGAGTGGTATGACTTCAAGGATGGTGAGTTCGTTAAAGACAAATCAAAATACGATTAGCTTATGGAAAAGAAAGATATAATCGAAGCACAGCGCAAGGCTTTCGATGAAGGTTGCGTGTTGTTTAACACTTGCGAGGGTGTCGTGAAGATGAAATCGAAGGATATTGTTAATCAGCCAACAGATGGATTGCTCTACGACCTCAACAGAGACGAGGCAACCGGTAACGACTATATTCGACGAGCAGAAGCTAATGAATGAATTAGCAACAATCAATGTGCTCAAGTTTCTACACGGACAGTATAGAAATAAAAAGTAATTTTTAAATCATAATAAGAAATGGTAAAAGTAAAGATTAAGAAATTAACAGAGAATGCGGTAGTGCCTACGAAAGCACACCCGACAGATGCAGGATTCGACTTAACTGCTACAAGCCGAGAAATTGATGGCGATAACAATGTCGTCTATGGTTTCGGATTAGCTTTTGAGATACCAGAAGGATATGTAGGTTTGCTGTTTCCACGTTCCTCTATCTGTAAGAAAGATTTAATCCTGAGCAACTCCGTAGGTGTTATCGACTGTCATTATCGTGGCGAGGTTTCCGCCAAATTCAAGGCGGCTTTCGTTGAAAGCACAGCACGTATGTATCATATTGGAGAACGTTGTGCGCAGATGATTATCATGCCTATCCCACCTATCGAAATCGAGGAAGCCGAAGAATTGTCCGAAACAGACAGAAGCGATGGAGGTTATGGTTCAACTGGTAAATAGCCTATGCCTTGGCAATCAAAAGTTCCAGGACTGACGGAAAAAGTCTTGGAACTTTATCCAACGATGTCTTCAAGAGAGATTCACGATGCCACAGGCTTTGCTTTATCTTCGATTATCCGATGCGCAAGGAAAAACGACCTAAAGCATACCGAAGAGGCGCAAGCGAGAATCAGAGCTTACGTCCGTGAGAGAAGACAAGATGGGCAAAGGAGACGTGACTACTCAAAGTTGAGCAAGAAAGTTTCCCACACAAGAACAATGGAGGCTTGGCGTGTTCGTAGCGGCTTAAAGAAAGAAACTAAGTACAAGGTGCGAATTACACCGAAAAGAGTGCAGTGCGCAATGTATCACCTATCAAGGAAATACGATTATTTCTATGAGACAGTTGATGATACCACCTTGTATTATGATTCTCGAACAAAGCGAGCAAACGAGCAATACTACGTCGATAAATATGGCATCAAGTTCGAGCAAGCGGACGAAGAATGATATTTCTGTGCATTATATATAATTAGGGGCGGCTATCCTTCTCGGACGGTCGCCCCTTTTTGTTTTCACAACTAACTAATCAACAAAAACTTAACAAAATAATAAAAATGAAAAAGAATGTACCAGTATCATCATTTGTGTAATTTCAATCTCCAGTATATCCAACCGATGAAGGCAAGTACGCCGATGAAGATTATGACGGCGAAGGCTTTGCCCAATCCCAAGAAAGTCTTGTCGGCGGACGATAATTTCTTTTCTGTTACGATGTTCACTTTGTATGGTATCGAATCACGAACAACCAAAGTATCCGACTTGTTTCTTACGATGTATCGGTCTTTGTACTGGAGTCGAAACTTATCCTTAAAGACAGTATCGCCTCGAATGTAAACCGATACGCTGTCGTGAACATAGACGGAATCCAACTTCAAGAAGCTATCCGTCTTGTTTACAATCCTGTCCCTGTACTCTGTGACTGGCACGTACTTTGTTGTAGTGCATCTACAGAAGAGCGAGAGACAGAAGAAGGAAATGGCGCATATCATTAACCATTTCCACCAATCTAAGTTTAACATTCTCATAACTTCAACATTTAATAGTTTTACCTGAATACGTGAGCGAGCCGTACTTGATAGACTCGACCCTTGTTGTCCATCCGTTCTTGAAATATTTCCAATTCTTTCGGCTGCGAAGATACACCATGCGAACTTGTTTTAGCAAGTCGAATAATACTTTATCGCCACGATTAAAGCCATTAATTGCCCCGATTGTTACCCTGCCAATAATACCATCAGCGGTAACACCTACAATCTTCTGAATAACCTCCGTAGCCTTAGATACACCACTGTGCCAGGCGAAATCGACGAGCATGTTGGCAATGCTCTGATTGTCTATCAAATCAGCATTGCATTTGTCCCAATAGTACTTCTTGAAGATGTTGTTCCATTGCTCCGTGGTTATGTTCTTCAAGTCATTTACGGTTTTCTTCCTGCCAAACACCGAGCGAAAGGTGGTTAGTGTAACCCCTTTATTCGTATGACCTCCAGGGTCGTTTGGGTTATTGACATAACCTCCTTCGTGAGAGAGGATGAATGGAGCTAATACCTTATGATTTGCCATCTTGTGCCTCGCTTTCTTTGTTAAGACCATCCTCTAAAGCCTCGCCAAAAGTCTCATTCTTAGATTTGGCAATAGCCACAATGATAGCCTTGACGAAGCCTGTTATTGTTTTCTGCTCTACGTTTACTCCGTGTAGATAGAAGAAATGCCCGAAGAAACTTTTCGCTTCGCACACTACGGCGATTGCAGTTGCTCCAACACCTCCGAAAATGTGATTGACACCAATCGGCTCTAAAATAGCCATACCGATAGCCATACCAACGACTACCCAAACGATATAGTCGATAATCTTGTTACAACTTCTACGCACAGCCCTAGACGTTCGCCACTTATATTGAACCATCAAGAGTTTATCACCTGCTTTCTCTGCTTCCGAATACCGCCGTGAGCTTTCACCCCAACCATAGCGGAAATCGGCAATCACGCACAAAGCTATCAATAACAGCATCCACCGCATATCGTAGAATACCGCTATCATCTCTGCGCTTAAAAGACCACCCAGAAACCTTGTTCCAGTGTTGCCTACTACATCTGTCGTTGTCTGAATCATTGTCGTTATCCTGAATTTGTTATCCTAAATCAATAATACAATAAGTCTAGGTTTACTCCGCAAAGATAGCAAAATAAATCGAGACTCACAAGACAACGACAAATAAATCACACATTTAGGTCGTAAAAAGGCATCTGACCGCTTTCGAGGAATGAAACACACTCATCGAGAATCTTCTTTTCATAGTCGAGAGTGGAGCACTTTGGAAACCATTTTTTGATTTTCGCATCGTTTCGCTTAACCATTTCTCCCCAAAGAACGAGCCAGTCGGGTATGGTTATCTTGTCGTTATCAACCTCGTGCCAGTAGTCCTTCGCTACGTCTGCTGTGTGAAGCTGACCTATCAAACAAAGGTGCATCTTTGCCATTTCCTCGTCGTAGTGGCACGCACCGATTTCTCCCTGAACCTGCTTCATAGTCTCTAGCATAGTGCCGTCGTTCATACCTATTTCGCAATTATCTGCGATGATAGATACACAATTTCTAACGACCTGCATATCATCACAAGCCAAAACTCTTTCAAAAACCTTTTTCATCTTATTAAACGTTAAAAGTAATACTATTCTGTTATCAATGCCTTCAATTCCGAGAAATCATCTGGAGTAATACTGATGCTCCGCTTGTTTCCGAGGAATATCGCCGTCAGAATATTGTCGGGCATATCAATGCTTATGATGCCATCGTCGATGTGCCCGTGAATGAAACCAACATCAAAGTGATAGTCTTGCACGGATTTGAGCATTTGCATCATATCATCAAAAATAGTGTCGGCGTTCACTTCTCCGTTCTCGTCGGTGATGAATAGGGTAGCGTTGTCTATGCTCTTGCCCCATTTATCCTTGTTGTGAGCAATCACGTTATGTGCGGCTCGCTTTATGTATGTCGAAGGTACAGCCATCATTGGGTTGCCCTTAACCATATCGTCAATCCTTGCATCCACCCAAAGGTCTATTGATGCAAGCAGTTTTTCTTTTAACTCCGGTACATTCATTTCTTAGACCCTCCTTTCTTCCCTTGCTTCATGGCGATAAACTCGACATAGTTCATCTTGTCTGCATAGTGTTCAAAATATTCGTCACGTAGTGCATTCTTCTGCTCCTCTACTTGTGTAGCCTCTTTCTTTAGGTGCTGCATAAGGGATAGGTGCTTCTTCAATGCGTCCTGCCCTTGTTGGGTGTTCTCAATACGAGGGCGAATAATGCGCAACTCCTCGTCCTGTATGAGCTTCGTGACGTACTGCAAGCTATCCACGTACTCTTGATTTTGCATCAAGTACTGACGTTGTGCGCCAGTAAGCCCATCCTCAATCTTATCTATCTCGTCCCATAGTGGAGTAGAGGACTGTTGCGCTTGCATATTGATGGACGCTCGCTTCTGTTGGATAGCCTCGTATATCTTCTGCAACTCAGCATCCATCATTTGCGGTTGTTGTTGACTGTTGCCCATGTCGAGCAGTGGGCTGTTGTTAAAATTCATCATGTTCAAATATCTTTAAGTTGGTGATATATTGTAGAGAGGTGAGAGGGCATCCACCTTAGAGAGGCAAACACCCCTCACCAACTCATTTCTTTCTAGTCCGCTTAGACCTTGCGACCCTGCTACGCACCTGTTGTAGTTGTAGAGGCTGTGGGCTTGCAGCAACAATAGCTGCCATAGCCTGTAACCGTTGGGGTGGAAGGCAATACCAACTGACCCTTGATGTCGTAGGCTGTTTTCAAGTCCATTGCTTGCAACAGAATCTTCTCCTTGTAAGGAGCAAGAGCCTCCATCACGGCAATCTTTGTTTCGAGTGCCGCAATCTTGGCATTCGTAGCGTCATTCATATCTCTACCGTTCTTGTAGAGACCAAATTCTGCCTCAACACTTCTTCGGTTCTCAGCGTTCACAGCATCCATATAGCCCTTGTAGAGGCTAAACTTCTCCGCTGTGTCAACCTCACGCATCTGATAGAACTTGTTGGCTGTGTCGAGCTTCAAGCCGAACATATCGGTAAGCAGCTTAACCTCGTCGCTGTTCTCCTTCTCCAACACTTGCAATGCGGATGGCTGGTTAGCGTTTCCGCTCATTCCATATCCGTATGCGTTAATGTTCACGTTCTCTGGCATATTGCTGCCACCAAGAGAGCCGAAAACGCTTCTGTTGTTACCGAGTAACCAAGCACCAGCACCGAGTGCTGTGCCGATGATGCCTAATGTAAGCCCTGCGTTTCCAGTCGCCTTTGAAGCATAGTCGTGCTTCTTTCCTTCCTCGTAGATTTTCTTCTCCACGACCTTTGCATCTGTCATTTCCATAAAACAATCTTTTTAAGTTATCCTTAAAGTTACCTAACACTATGTAACGTTACGGATGCAAAGGTACGATGATTGTGTGAGAAAGGTCACAACTCACTCATTGTTTCTTTTAATGATTGATTATCAAAGATTTAAGGTGATACGAGGTAGCGTCAGAATGCAAAAGAACGCAGAGGATTCAAAAGAATGCAAAAAGATGCAAGTTTGAAATGTGTAGAATGCAAAAGAATCCGCATACGAAAAATTATTGATTTTTCCAAATATTCTCGTTTCCAAATGTTTCCTAAGAAAAAATTGGAAAGAAATGGAAAGAAATGGAAATAAATAGAAATAAAAAAAAAGAGGAGCAATCACTTGCCCCTCTTCTTTAAGAAATGCAGTACATCCCATTTCTTCCAGTATCTTGTATGCCCACGCTTCTTGCACTCTCCGTTCGGAATGTCGCCCCTAGCCACCATTCTGTTAAGGGTAGCGTCCGACACGTGCAGCTTCTCCTTGACCTCCTCTGTACTCATCATCGGATTGAGCATATCTGGTATGATGTCACACAGCCTATCCAAGTCCTCGTCACTCATTCCGCAAGCCGTCACCTTCTCCCCATTTCTCTGTTGCTCGTCAGCCTTGAAACAAGCATCGCTCAATGACTTCAAGGCTGCACCAAGTAATCTATAATTCAATATATTCTTCATATTCTCTTTGATTTTACGAAATTATCACAAGAAACAGACTCTATGCGCAAACCTTACGACCTATCTTTGTTTTGTTGACGAACATATCAATGAAACCATAGGCGTAAAACATAGCCGTCAGCAACATTATCGTGTAGCAGGAATCCATCATTTCATTTGTAGTGTACCAACTCCACTCCACGATGTGTGCGGCATTGATTCCGAAGAAGTAGAAGAACGGAATCCTGTATCTCCAACAGAGGTAGAAGAATCTGCTTGCCAAGATAATCACCATCGGCAAGACATAGAGCATAAAATAAATAAAAAGGTAACAAGGCAAGTTCTCCTCGTAAGGCTCGAACATCTCCCTTGGATGCTGTGCGAAATCCCATATTCCGTATGCGTGGAAACACATAATCACAATAGGTGCATACTTGCAGAACCACTGAAAGAACTTCAATATCCTTCGTGAATACAGATTGCCATGCTTCATAAGCAAAGCCATCACTTCGCTTACGTCCTTCCCTTGCATCCATCGCAAGAGGTTTTCTTCATCTTCCTTGCTCATATTGTCTTGGTTTTAAGTTAAAACAATACGACAAAGTTAATAAATATCGCAGAAAGTTACCATTCATTCCGTAAAAATATGGTTTCATTCCTCTAAAAATCAACCAATGAAACACTGAAAAATACTGAAATGTACAAAATGCGGCTACTATCCTCACGGACAATAGCCACCAAGAAAATATTAACTAACAACGTTTAATTAAAGCATCTTGAATATCTAAATATCCTTGTACTCTGTTTTCGCATCGAAGCAAGGACACCATTTCTTCCATTTCTTGCTGTCACTTCCCCAGATGTCACGATGTCCCATAATTTCTGCTTTAGGAAATTGTTTCTTTAACTGTTTGAGAAGTATTAGCATAGCTCTCTTTTGCTCCGCTGTGCGATTATCTACAGCCTTGCCCTTGGAATCAATTCCACCAACATAAGCGATATTGATGGCGGTGGGGTTGTAGCCCTGCACGCCGTTGCTCACCTTGTCGATGCTCAGCATGGAATGTACCACACCGTCTGCCGTCACGACTTTGTGATAACCTGGACTCTTCCAACCCTTCGCTTTGAACTCAGCCAAGAGTTCTTTTACTCCCCACTTCTGTGAGGATGCGGTGCAATGTACGAAAATCCTTTTAATCTGCCTCATAATATCCAATCAATAATCAAATAATTAACAACACTACCAAGAAGTATCACGATGGAATATCTCGCCACGTCTTCCCACTCAAACCTTGATAGATGATACTTCTCGTATTGATATATCTCTCGCCACACCATGAGCGGGATTGCGACAAGACCAATCACGACACCCACCAAGAACCAACAGACGAGACCGATCCAGTCTCGCTTGTTGAATGTCATTAGATTTTTCCAAAACTCTCTCATACGCATAGCCAATAAGTCAGGAACACATCAAGGAATCCTGCCACCTCAGCCCAGTACCAAGGATGGCTTTTCTCTCTCTTGTCATCAATGTACCAAATGACATCGGCAAACTTGGCAGACTGAACCAGCAAGAGATAGATGAGATATATCGCACCGATGATGAGCGTCATCCACCAACACACAGACAGACACCATCCCACGCAGCCAATAGCTGCTACGATAGCACCGCCCTTATGAATCGGATAAACGTCCTTATCCACGTAGTTAGGGGCAATACCTACGAAGCATAGCCCAGCGCACCCAAGGAAGGCAAGACATTGCACGCCCTCCTGCGCATCAAGCAGACATACCATCATCAAGCCTCCCACGAGAATCATGATGCCAGTGAACACCGCACCGTAGTTTCGCTTGCGCTTGTCGTCTATCACTTCGCTACCTGTACAACCTTGCAACTGGTAGTAGGTGTCGCTTACCATGTCGGGGATGCCGAAGCGCATCGCTGACAAAACCAAATAGCCTCCCAACAGGAGGAACGAAATCAAACTTAATAACCACATAATCTTTTATTTTTACTAAAATTTAACTGAGGTGTAGGACTACACAAGTCCTACACCCAATTAGACGCTTAACATCTTTTATACTACGCCTACTACGCTACTCATGAAGTGCCGTCGTAAGTTTTACACCTCCATTTCCAACATCTGAGGATAGCCCTCTGTTATATCATATTTCTCTACCTCTGATACACTCTGTAGCTCGCTCACCTCCTTTTTGTGCTTGGCGGTCACATTGAAGCACTCCAAGGCATACATCTCCAAGGCAGAGAGTAGCTGGATAGCCTTGTCGCAATCCACCTCCAGCTTGTTCTCTCCAAGCCACAAGGTGGTGGTCTTGCTACCCATGGTCTTGGCAATGGTCGTGGAGTTCATCAGCCCCACACGTGTAGCCTTGTCAAGCCATACCACCATGCCGTTGAGCTTAAAGCCGTTCACCTTGTCAGATACATCATAGGTTGTAATCTCCGATAACTTGGAGCGGATGGCTTGTTTGAGTGCTATTCTGTCCATGTAAGCCTTCCACTTCCCATAAGCAGCCTTGGCTTCCTCTAGGTTGAAGTCGCTTGTAGGCATGGAACACTCCGCACACTCATAGGCATCAGCCCCATCAGCCTTGACGGCTCCGAAGTGAGCGAAGGTCAAGCCTTGCACCTCTTCCACTTCCTTGTATGATTCCATCGGGATGATGGTCTTCACGAAACAATAATTTTTACTCATAACTTTATATCTTTTACAGTTTAACTTTATTCTTATTCCTAATCTTTAGGCGTCTCATGTCCTTGCAATATACCCTGCCCTTGTGTTTGATGGTCTTCCAAGCCCTCCAACGGATGGCGTAACTATTCCGATGGACAAGGTGTCCGAAAAGGGAGTTGATTCTTCTTGCGAATCTCTCCGTCTCATCATCCGTAGGGCTTTTGAGATTGTTCCAAGCCTCTATTACCTTGAATAGATGGTCGATGGTATTGTTGCTGACATACACCCTGTGAGGCTTGATGACCGCACCAGTTATCTTGATACCTTTCCTGACTTCCTGTAGATACACTTTCTTAGGATGTAGAGTCAAGCAAAGTTCTCTCCTCAGGAATACCCTTGCATCATGAAGTATGGACAATAGCAAGCCTTTGTCTCTGCTGATAACAACGAAGTCATCCACATATCTGCCATAGCCTCCATCCTTACCCACACGCTCCAATACCCATTTGTCGAACCTTGACATGAGCAAGTTGGCAAGTATCTGGCTTGGAAGGTTGCCGATGGGAAGACCTTTGCCCTCACCACAGGTGAACAGCGACTTGTTTCTAGGTAGTTTGTCCCACAGCTTCAAGTCTCCCACCTTCTCACAGTTTCTGCTTGGGTCGTTCATGATAACTTTCTTCCACAGCCAAAGCCAGAAGCCGATGTCCTTGCCATGGTATTTCTCCATCAATAATCTCTCCACGATACCATAGAGCATCTTTCTATCTATGCTCATGAAGAAGCCTTGCAGGTCGCATTTCAGCACCCATGTCTCCTTGGCATAGTCCTCGCTCACTTGCTCTATCTGCTGCCTGATGTGGTCGATGCCGTAATCCGTTCCCTTGCCTTTTCTGCAAGCGTAGGCATGGTCTGTCATTTCCGCCTCAAAGATAGGCAAGAACTTAATGGAGAGGATGTGGTGGACTATCCTGTCACGGAAGTTGGATGCGAACACCTCCCTCAGCTTGGGTCTTGTCACACAGAAAGCCTTGCTCCTGCCTATTTCATAGGTCATGGAGTTCAGTTCTCGGTACAGCTGTAGGTTGTTCAGGATGTAGTCCTTCTTGTACTCCATGCAACCCTCCGTGCCTCCCTTTCGCTTGCAACAGTCCCTGTAGCCCTCGTCTATCTGTTCTATGGTCACGTATTCATTCATGCTTGCCTAAGCTTTACTTAGTATTCATTACTAAAACCAGGCATACCCGAAGAACTCTCACCATCATGGTAAAATCGAAGAACGGAATCGCCAAGTTGCTGTTGTTCTTGTTGTTGTTGTTCACAGCCGTGTTGAAGTAGTAGCTGTTGTTGGCATTGTTCTGGGTTCTCAGCATCACTATCTTGTCCTTAGCTTCTCCACCTTATACTATAAGACCATTGAAAAGCCATTATAAAGATGGTTGAAAGCGGATGCTCCTTGTCACTCATGGTGACGGCTCTCCTAAGTTGACTTGTCTCCTTAGCTCTCGCCTTTGCGCTTTCTCTCGCTCCTAAGCCAGCCGTACCCATCCTTTGTTACCTTCTCTATCTGATAGGTGAGGTTTGTCGCCTGCTTCACGCTGAGATATTGTGATTCGGCGAAGAGGGTGATTCTGCTTCTGACCTCGGACAAGAGAAGGATGAACTCACGCAAGTTTCGCTCCCTGTCCTCGAAGCTGCTGTTGATGCGCCTTACGAGGTCAAGAGCCATGCAAGCCTTGTCGATAGCCACGCTGTATTGTCCGAACCTGATTACCTTCGATACATTCTTGCTGTAGTCCAACAACAGCTTGCAAAGCTTGTGAGTCTCCTTGTATATGTACAAGTCCTCCGAGTATGCCATAGTTTATGATTGATGATTATTCTTATTGAGCCGCCAAAAGGCGGCATGGTTAGACACTCTTTCTTGTCATGCTGCTTTCTTGCTATGCAGCTTCCTCACCTCCGTTCTCCTTACCCTGGAGAGACAGGAGAGATGGAGAGGTGGAGAGACAAGCGAAGAACGGAAACGCCAAGAAGCTGATGCTCTTGTTGTAGCTGCTCACAGCCGTGTTGAAGTAGTAGCTGTAGTAGGCACTGTCCTGGATTGATGTCCACTTATTACCACTAAACATGCTCTTACTGAGTTGCAGTTCAGGGTACTTCATATTCACGCCTTCCACGAGTATATCGAAGTTGCTCCAAGCCACTTCCCACTGGTAAGCGGTAGGCAGGTAGCCTTGGTAGGTCTTGTCTCCATTGCTTATCGTGATGCCGTAGCAATAGTCAGCGGCTGGGGTACTCAACTCTCTCTCGTCACCCTCGGCTATGATGGTCTGCGTGGCAAGCAGTCCGTTGTATGCAAACTTACTCCAGTTCGAGTTGTTGGTGTCTCGTCCATTCAGAGGAATGTTGTTAAATTGCACGTTTTGGTTGCACCATTGCTTGCTTACCGCTACCTTGGCAAAGTCAGCCATCTTGTCTATGCTCATGATGATGTCGCCTTGGTATCTCTGAGTAGCAAGGGTAGCTATGCGGACGAACATCAGCTTGCTAGCATCATTGCCACTAGCCTCCCAGTCATCGTAAGTCCACTGCTTGTTCTCGTCATCAATAAGCCAGATGCCACTCTCGTAGTTGCGGAAGATGAAGCTCTGCCTATAACTCTCGGCAATGGCAGTCCTAGTGCGAGAATAGCTGTCGTATTGCTCATACATACCGTCTATCTTGTCAACAGCCACGGTGTAGGATGTGCCGTTCTTCACCTCTATGATTACCTTTCCCTCGCTGTCCGTGGTGTAGTCGGTCTTGACACCTCCCACGGTCACATGGACAGTGATGCCTTCCCATGCCGTAGTCTGGCTGGTGGCATCCTCAGCCTTGCTCACCTTGATGGTGACACGTTCCACCTTCTCGGTCTCAGCCACATAAGCTGCATCAATGATTCTGTTTCCCACGCTTGCAACGTGCTGCACAGGGTTGAGGATATTGCAGCCTTCGAGATAAGGGAACACCACCTTGTAGGTAGCACCCTTGGTAACGGTGAACTCCACCTGTCCGTTGCTGTCAGAGATGTATTGCAATGGGTCTGTGCCGCCGTTGATATAGACGTTGACAATCAAGCCTTCCACGCTAGCACCCTCCACGGTGGTGGAGAAATTGACGGTGACATGCTCATCGGAATCCGTGAGGTTGACGGATTTCTTCTCTCCCTTGCGGTTGATAACTGTCAGGACGTTGCCCTCCAATGCTGCATCCACAGTCTCCGCCCCAGCAGCAGCCTGCTCAGCCTTACCCTGTGCGAGTGTAGCGTCCGATGTGGCTTGGTTCGCCTTCTTCGCAGCAGCCTCACAGTCCGACTTGACCTGTGCGAGGGTGGCGTTACGCTGTTCCTCGTTAGTCTTCAAGGTAGCCTCACGTTGCTTCTCCGCCTCGGCTCTCGCTTGCTCTGCCTTGGTGCGTTCCGCCTCCGAGGTGTCAATGGCGTTTTGATGTTCTATCAGCTCGGATATGGCGGCATCTACTTTCGCTCGAGCATCGGAAACAGCGTCAGCCGTATCGGTATTCACCTTTTCGATAGCCGCCGAAGCATCGCTCTCTCGTTTCTTCTCAGCCTGCGCACGACCTTCTTCCGCCTTGATACGTTCCGATTCAGCGGACACCCTGCCTTTCTCTGCCTCCACCCTCGAAGCCTCGTTGTCGGTCAGGGTCTTGTCGGTCGCCTTGGCGGTCTCCAGTGCTGCGTTGGTGTCGGATATGAGCCCCGAGAGTTCCACGGTAGGAGGCAGTATCACAAGAGCCGTGTCCATCTCCACGCTGTTGTCGCCCTCGTCGGTCGCCCCGAACTCGTAGTCGGCATCGGCGTTGTTATTCACTATCTGAAACTGGGGGTACTCGTTGCTTCGCCAGTCATTGCCAAAGATTTTACCCTTCACCTCCACGGCGTACGTTCCGAGGGACAGTTGGTCGCCCTCTACCTTAGCCAAGATAACGTTGTCCTCGGCTACGTCGATGGAATACTCCAAGTCCGTGCGCTTGAAGCTGTTGGTTACTCGCACCACGATGTCGGTGCAGGAAGGAAGAGGGAAGGGAACTTTCTCTCCCTCCACCATCTTCATCACGGGTATTCGCAACGTAAAGTCGTTGCCCTTCACTATTTTCTTCATAAGCTTATGATATTTTTTATCTAATTTACAACGAGGTATTACTGATAGTCCTAAGGATGTTTCCGTAAATAATCCTATCAAAATAAACATCTGTCACCGACGATACACTCACGGATTTCCCGTTGCTGAAGTTCTGTACATTCACACAATAGGCAGGAAATTTATATTCCTCCGAAGAGTTCATCGGGTAAGGAGCGTATTGTACTGTCGTATCTTTTCTGAAATAAACACCATTTGCGAGATTCGTCAACTTACCATCGCTAGCCAAGGTCAGAGAAGACGTAAAGAACTTCCCGTCCGCATCTTTTGCTAAACTAGGTGTTGTTAATCCTCTACTAGAGTCCGCCACTATCTGCCCATTTATTCTTCCTGCGGTGTATTGATAAAGAATGTTTGCCGATGACGATGCGAACGGCTTAAATCCCTGATGCGTATTCTTTTCGATTTCATCGTCATCAAGTGCATACACCCTGTTGCCAAATAGTTTACTCTCGTACTTACTCAGTACTTGCAGAATCTTCCTCCCAGCATACGTTGCAGGTTCGTAGAACTGCTCCGTGCCAAAGAACCATTTGGCAGAGACATATTGAGCCTCGCTTATTTTTGCACTCTCCAGCAACCCTGCGTCGATTCCTCCTGGTCCGAGGTCGTACAACTTTAAGCCGTTGTTGTCGTAATAAGACAGTACCGCCATTCCATCATCATTGACACCAAACTTGATGTTACATACGCCCATTGTGCCAAACACAGACATAATGCCTTTTTCTATTACCACAGAGGAACCGTCATTTGAGTAAGTTTTCAGAACCTTCGCCTCTATGAGGTCCGCATTCACCTTTCCGTCCGTAAACAGAGCGGTGGGCGTTCCACCCTTGGTACTACTTACTTTGACTTGGTCGCCGTATAGTTCCACGGCGGAAGACGTGATGTTGATGCCAGCGGCTTTCAGTGATGCCTTGTCGATGAGGTCGGTCTTGCGCTCTGTCCACTCTGTCATGGTCGCACCCTCCTCTAATTTTGGCTGGGTGACGTAGCAGTATGACGAAGAGTTGTCGTTGTTGCGATATTGGCGGATGACGAACTTATTAGTCGTACCGCTAATAGGTCTTACGTGCATCCAAAAACGTTTCCATTCTCCAAGCAAGGCTTGTCTTCTCTCTCCGTAGGTAGATGTCGGGATTACCTCTCCGTCGGAATGTTCCGAAAACACTTTTTGGCTGACACCAGCTACGTAAGCACCAATATCTCCCGTACCCTTCGCATACCACGACACAATATAGTCTTTTCCGTTCTCGAAGGAGAAATCGCCTTTTACAATGTCGTTTTGCAGACTCTCGCCGCTGTCTCTCACCCAACCGCTGCTCGTATATTCATAGATATACCAAGTGTCGGTGACGGCGTATCTATCGCCAATGGTTGCGCTCGACGGCAGAGAATCATACGATGAAACCGTGCCTTTCAGGGCACTCATCGTCTTATATAGGGTTACGGATTCTCCACCATATCCTTGTTGGGCAATCTCGCCATCGGCAATCGCAAGATTCCCCCCGACGGTCAGTGTCCTCGCATTGTCCAGCAGGTTTCCGCCCACATAGTCGTAGTCCTGCTCGCTCAGCGTCCATCCGTTATAGGTGTCGTCTTCCTCCAGCATCGGCTTGCAGAAATACACAGTCGTTTCCGAATTACTTTTCACCCAGAAATTGCACTCCATGTAGTCATAGTCACCACCAGTCGAGAACACAGCCGCGAAGAGTTGCCATTCCCCAGCCTTCAACGTAGGATAGCTCGTAACCTTGTTTACCTGTCCGTGTCTTTCTGCTTCGCTTGTGCCTGCGTGGTAGATACCTTCGATTCGTACATTACAATTCGTGTTGGAGCACTTCACCCACACGGACGCTACGTATTTCGTGTTGCGCTTGATTTTAACGTTCTGTGCTTGACTTGCTCTCCAAAAAAGACCGCAGTATTGGGTTGAGCTTTTCGATGTTACCTTTACGCAGTTCACGTCATTAACACCTTCGTTAATCACGATGCCTTCTCCGTTCGACATATTGCCGTACAGTACAATCTCCACGCCCTCGCCTTGCTTTCTGAGCGCACTGCCCACAAGGAGGTTTCTCCTGCCCACAGTCTTCTCACTCACCTCCAGCGAGATTTGCCTTGCGGTCTGCAAAATCTCAGACTCCTTCTTCGTTAGTTCAGCGTTTGTCGCATAGTTACCCAGTTCGCTCTTATC